GCACCAACACCAGTTGATGACATAGTTATAGGATCACCCACAGATAAACCATGTGCAGTAGCAGTAAACACTACTTTGTATAATCCACTATATTCTTCATTGCCATGAGTGTTATCTCCAGCGGCTGAAGATGTTAATGTTTTTGTAGCTCCTTCTTCAAATACTTTTGCTATATTAAATTTAGAACCAATTGTAAGTCCTGATACATTTGTATCATGTATCTCTCCTAGAAATTCTATCTCATCGCCAAGCTGATAATTATCAGGGTTCTTGTGAACAACACCTCTGTTTTCAACTTGTGCATATTCACCTGCACTACAAGCAACTTCAATGGGCTGAGTGTACTGA